CTATTTCTTCATTTAAATATTTAGGTTCTATTTCTATGGTTAATTTGTATGAAGCTGCTTGAGAACTTGTTGCAATTCCATAAGGGGAAGCATAAAATAGGTTAAGTGGAATAGCCATTATGTTATCTCCAACTTTTGTTCCTACTAATACACCATTTGCATCTACTAAAAAAGCAGCCCATTTTGTATTGTTAAAGTTTCTTAGTTGATTGCTTAAGCATAATCCACCGTCTAGGTATGATGCTTCAAATGAGTATTTGCCTTCTTTTAATAGTACTTTTCTTCCAAATCCTAATGTTTGATAAGATGGTTGTTCTGTATTATCTTTTATATCTACAAAATTTAGAACTGGATATATTCTATTTGCTCTTGTAGCAAGTGTAGATGTTTGTAATTTAGATAATAGGGTACTAGCTATTTCTGCTTTTGTTAATGTATATCCAATGGGTGTTAGAATAATACCATTTATTGGTGCTAAATCCATATAACATTGTGGTACGCCTGTATTTCCTTTTAATAACCCGCCGCATGTAACTTTGTTTAACTCTGCCATATTTTTTGGTTTTTATTTTATTTGTTTAATTATATTGTTTTAGTTTCTTACTTCTTTTCTAGTAAGGTATTGTGCTGATATTTGTGATATTGATGAAGGGGAAGTCATATTTACTTTTATACGTAAATACAGATTGCTCCAATCAGTAATTTTCCATGAGTATGCAGATACCGCAGTTGAAATTATTGCCGTGTCATTGCTTATTGGATAATACCTAAACCCATCTAAACTTCCTTCTAATGTAGCCGTTCCGGTATGTGTTCCACCGGTAACAACTTGAGTATATAATGCTACTTGTACTGTTTTTTGGAACCCTTTTATCATTTCTGAAGCAAGGTATGTTGTGCCTGCACCTACTATACTGTCAAAAATGTTACCAATTAAGTAGTTGGTTACAATTGTATTATACTCTGGTGTTCCTGTATAATCTTCAAGCCTTTTTAGGCTTTGTTGTGCTTTTAAAGATGCTGTTGTTATACATACAGCAACTATTGTTACGATAATTTTTTTCATTTTCAACAAATTTTTAAACGTGTTTTTAATATTAAATTTTTAATTTCTATTCCATCTAGTACATCATCTAATATGTACCCATCATTACCATAAGAACCAATTCTTCCCCAATTTGGCCTATCTATTTGTTCGTGATCTATTCCTTTATCACTATACAAATGAAATTTTCCTGTTTTTTTTATTTGGTTAAGAAATTCAAAGTAAATAGGGTATAATATTGGTTTAAATACATTTTCCATCCTTGTTTCGCTATATGCAGCTGGTTTTGTATGATATAATATCATAAATTGAAGATTAGCTTCTCCATAAAAACCTAATTGGTTAGAACCTTTTTTTATGGAGAAGTCTTGAAAAAGTGCAATCAAAGGGTATCTATTATATTGTTCAGTATTAGAATTGCTCTTTTCTATTAATCTTCTTTGTATTTCATTATAGTGACCATATAAATAATGAACCCCTGTTATAGTAGATTTTGGTATTGCTTGTAGTTGTGGAAGCAATTTTGTAGATACTTTTGTAACAATATCTTCAAAAATATCTACTATGTATACTGGCCTTATCACTATAAATTCATATTATTTATTATTGTATAATATTCTTCAAAACAATATGCCTTTTGCCATTCAGGATATATACTCTTTTTTTCTTCTAAAAAATCGTATAGTTCATATACCCATGTAATCATTTTATTCCATGCAGCAGCTTGTTTGTTTATTGGGCTTACTCTATTTGCATTGTCTGTTTTGTTAAATACTTCTCCTATGCCTGTTGTTGTTGTTGCTGTATTTATTGAAATATGGAAATACACGTAGTAGGCTATAAGTGAATATTTATTTGAACCAATGGTATTTTTTAGCCCTTTCCACTTTTTATGCTCGCCTGATTTTGTTATATATAATGCTCCATTTGTTAAGTCTACAAACCTTTGTATTAATGGATTGGCTAAATATGTTTGGTATAGATTCAAACCCAATAAGTCAAGTAATAGTTCTGTTTCATATTCATTAATAAACATCATTACATTTTCAGATACAGCTATATTGTCTATATTTGGTATGTTTATGCTTGAATGAAAGTATGTTTGGTCTATTAACGGCATATTTTTACATTTATGCTAAAACAGCTACTTTTATTTTTATTAGGTGTATGGCATCATTACCCGATATTTCATATACAACATCTTTTTTTAGGTGTTTTGTATCTGCAAGTGCTTTAATTTTTACAACACTTGCAGGGTTTATTTCAGGTACTTTTACCTCTACTTTATGATCATCTGTATTATGTAATACTTGATCTTCAGGTACTTTTACCTCGTTTAAAACCTCACCTTGATTGTCTTTTATTGATTTTTTTGCCATTTTTTTTAATATTTATGATTATTATGGTGTTTCAAGACCAGCTTGGGCTGTTGTAAATGAACCTTTAACAAAAGCAAATGTGTCGTGTGTTTTTATACGACCGCATCCATTAAGCTCAGCTCTAACGGTAACGTGGTTGCTAAGGAATTGATCGTTTATATACGCCATTTCTATATTAACCCCATCTACTACATTAAATAGATATCGTTTCATGTCTCCAACTAAAAACTCGTCGAATGATAAAAACTTACTAGAGTATACAGGTATGCCTTTTATAACTGTCCCATCTGCTGTTGCAAATGTTGGGAATTGGTATGCTGACGTGGATGTTTTTTGTAAGTCCATAGATGTTGCTCTCTCGTGTGATATTACTATTGCTGTTGGCATGTATCCTCCTGAAGTAACATCTGTAATATCTCCCATCATTACTTGACCTACTGCTACACGTAGCACATCAAATACATTTGCATTATCTATTTTACCAGCTAACCCACCTGCTGTAAATAATTTTGCTAGTAACCAAATAGAGTTAATAGAAGGTGCTACACCTGTACCAGTTTTTAGGATTGTGTTATCTAGTTTGTTATATAGTTTTCTTAACAATTCATCGTTAATTTCTTGTTTTAGCATAGGCATATTTGAAAGTGCCTGTTTTGTAACCGTTGTTGCTGCTGCAATAAATTGTGATGTTGTTTCTCCTACTGTATATGTCCAATCTACTAATGGTTTTAATGCGCCTTCTGCTGTAAATGCTGGAGTGCCTTCTTTTGGAACTCTATTTACCCAACTAAGTGGGTTGCTTCCTGGACCTCCATTCATTACAGATATTAGATTAAAAACGAACCTTTCTGCTTCGTTTATAATGCCTATTTCAGATTCTCTAAAACCTCTAAGTACACCTGCTCCAAAGTTTCCTGTTGTAATTGTTGTTGCTGCTTTGAACTTTATAGATTCTACTTCTTTGTTGTTCATTTTGCTAATCAACCCTAAGTTGTCATTTAAAGACTTAGATATTTGATCTTCAAAACTCATTTTTTTTGTTTCTACAGACATGTTTTTGAACTTTTCAACCTCTGTACCCAACATTAATAGTGTTGAATCGTATTCTTTTTTTAATGATTCAAATTGTTCTGTAGAAGCTTTTTCTTTTGTTGCTTCTGTTATTTTTTTTTCAAATTGTGTTTGTGCTGATTGTATTTCATGTGTGATACTTTTTCTAGTATCTTCTTTTAAGTCAGCCAAAGCAGTTTTTAGTTGCTCATTTATTTCGTTCATGCTAAAAGATTTTAAAATTTTTAATAATATTTATTGTTTCCTCATTCGGCTGTATTGATAAAGTGGATGTTTCCGGCTTTTCGTCAATAAGTGAACGTAATTGTGCAAGATGTTTTTCCATTTTTGTGGCTCTTTCATCTGTATAATCTCCTTTTTTTAGTGCTATTTCTATCCAGTTTATAGCGTCATCTATAGCTTTTATAGATTTAATGCCTAACATGGGTGTTTCGCTATTTGCACCCCAATTTGTTAGTGTAGAGTATTCCCACCATTTCCATTCTAATACTAGTTTTTTATTGTTTTCATCTCTTTTAATTGCTTGTACCATTACGGAGTGTTCTAATGATTTTCCGTATTGTGCGTATAGTTTATAGTCTTCGTATACATCTCTTGAAACTTCTTTTTGAAGGTTTAGCTGACCACGTACTTTTAAATAGTTTTGTGTTTCTTGAGCTTCTATAGGAACTCCTAATAAAATTTTGTTGTCATGGTTTAAAAACCAACGTACACGGCCAAAGTTTTCTTTTATTGTTTTTGTGTAGCTTTTTTCTGCTGATATGTCACCATCTGCATCCTCATTTCCAAAAGCATTAGCAGCAACGGTCACTATTCCTTTTTCGTCCAAATCGTGTATAAATGAGTCTTTACAAACTTTAATTACTTTTTGTTCCATCTTCTACAGTGTTATTTGATGTGGTGTTATTAGTTATTATATTTTCTACAGGTTTATTTGGTTCTTTTGATATGTAGTAATCACCGTTTGGTATTTCAGATAGACCTAACTCAACCAACATTTGATTTTTTGTTATATGACCTTTTTCGTATAGTGTTGTGTATGTTTCAGATATTAGCTTTTGTGTTTCTGCATTTAGTTTTTGGTCTTGTTGTAAAGCCTCTACATGGTCAAATCGAACCCTTATTTTTAATCCTAATTCTTTTAGCCCTAAAAAGCTGGTTAGTTGCGTTGCTATAGCTTCAGCTTGCGGTATGGCAACGTCTGCATATAGTTTTCTTTCGTCTGTAAATCCATTATTAAACGTTACGCCTTCTTTTGTAGGTATTAATGATCTAGGAACGCCTAAAATGCTGTATATAGCCGCAGTGTCTGCAAATGTTTCTTCAAAAGGCATTAGCTCTTGTATACTCATTCCAAATCGAACAAAATCAATAGGAATGGATGTTATGGCAACTGTATCTCTATTATTAGTTACTCCAAAATCATTATTGAATTCGTCTCTTAATTCTTTTTTTTCTTTTGCAGTTAATGCAGCTGTCCCAGAAGCATCCGTATTTTTATTTACAATAGCACCTAATGCACCTCGTTTATTATATATTGCGTTCCTAGCTTTGTAAACTGCAATAAGGTTGCTTATAGGGTATTCAGCAGCTTTTAAAGGAGATATGCCCTTTAGTGTATTGCAATCAATATCTATATATCCTTCATGTAATACGTACTCTGGATATATATTTTGTTCATAGTCTTCAATCTTTACTACGTAGTATTCAACAAAGTCTTGTATTTGAGTTGTATAGTAGTATTTTGTTCTATTTGCTTTTATTTTTGCTTCTGTATGTTGTGGCGGCAGCAACCAAATGGATACAATGTTTTCAAATTTATTTTTAAACCCTTTCGGTATATATTTATAGAAATAGTAGTTGCCGGTTAAATTTTTATATACTACTGTGTTATAAATAAATTTGTTAAATGATTGTTTCCAATTAGGGTTTGATTTTATTTTATTCCATTGGCTATTGTTTGTTACAACATCTTCTGTACCTTCTTTTACTAACTCCCAAATACCCTTTGTTACACGGTCTGCAATAGCATTTATTGGAGCAAATATTTCTGGAACCTCTTCAAAGAGCTTAATCATGTTTTTTTCTGAATATTCACCGTCAAAACATGATATAAAATCACCTTTATCTATATTAGATAATGTATATACATGGTTACCTTCGTTATCTCTTTTATATTTATAACTATTATTACCCCATCCTATGCTAAAATTGAATCCCACTACGCTGTTTTACCGTTTTTAATGTATTGGAATAGCTTTTCTGCCTCATTTATATAATAGTTAGCAGACATGGTGCATATATCGTCTTCTACTACTTTTAAGCATTTAAGTCTTATTGCAGCGTCTGATACTTCATTTATTTCACCTAAAACATCAACTATTTCTTTTAATTCTGCTTTTAGCATTTCTACTTGTTCAAACACCTCTGGTGATACTGCTTTTTCTATTTCTATATTTTCCATTTTTTTAATTTTTTTATTGTATTGTATAAACGAAAAAAAGCGCCAGTATTACCATTTTATTGGTAACGCTGGCGCTCTACATCTTTTGGCGCTCTAAATTTTTACGAGAAAGTTATCTACGTATTATGTTTATTGTACTATTATTTACTCTTATTATTTTCTCATCCTTACATTTTATATTTCTACACTTTATTTCTACTTCTCCATAAGATCGACAAAGAAGCCGACCACATTTATTGCATCTTACATCTTTCAATATCTTGGTGTTATTCATACTATATTGATGGTACAAATGTATTTAATTATTATATTATATACCTAATATAATTTATCAACACTATGTTAATAAATTATATGTAGTTCAATTAGTTATAAATGTTATCTAATGTTTTACTTTAAGTAAAATACTGTATATTTGTGTTTGAATTTAGGTTTATGTTATCTTATGAAAACATATTACACTTTTAAGTAAAAATTTTTAAAGGGGATTCTTAAAGTGTAAAAAAAGAGCCTGCTGTAATGAGCAGGCTTTTTTATTTTAATATACTTACTTATTTTACTACGCTTGCCACAAATGCCTTAGGTTTCTAATGCAGTACTCAGCCAACATAACTAAAACGTCTGCTCCATCGTCATGTTTATTTCCACCTTCTCTTAAATAGGTAGTTACATTATTAATAAATTCCATATATTCTCTATTTGTATTGTAATCTTCTCTAAAGTATACATTGTGCTTTATCCAAGCTGATTGCGTAAATATTCTTGTTTCCTTATTTGTATATTCTTTTACTATTCTTACACTACAATCTGATAGGCGATCTCTAATTAATTCCCGTACATTTTTACCAGCTAATATCCATCCTGAATTGCCTTCTATTTGAACATAATTAGCTTTGCAGTTAAATGCTAATTCTACAGACGCTGGAATATTTATGTCCGTTCCATAATTATTGAATATAACATCAACAATAAATACTTTATCGCCTATTATAACAGCTTGTAATGCTGCGTAAAAGTCACCTCCAGTGTCTGCTGGGTCTATAAATATTGATGTATGTTCTATGTTTTCTTCCTTAATATCTTTAATATTGAATGTTTTGAGTTCGCTTAATGGGAATAGGAGGCCTTTATTTTCAATAGGTTCTTGCATATATTCGGCCATCCATATTGTTTCATCTATACCTGCACTTTTTTTATTTCCATCTCTAAGCTCTAAGTAATATTTAGTGCTATTTACGTCTTCGCAAAAAGATTTACCATTTTTATCTAACGCCGGTATGGTTATTTGCTTATCGATACGCCCACCATCAATAGCTCTGCCAATAACATCTCTTTTGCTCCATCTTGTTCCTATAAAAATTTCTGGACAATTTTTTTCTTTACGTGAATCGTGTGCAGATTCTTTCCATCTAATTACACTTTCATTGTATGTTCCAATAATAGCATCGTCTAAATTTCTGTATAGGTCATCTGTAATGGCTATATTGGCTCCAAATCCTATAATAGTACCACCAACACCAGAACCAAAATATGCTACTTGTTTTGATGTTATTAAATTCCATCCATCTATATTTTGCTTATCATCTGCTAGTTGAATATCTGGGAATGCTTGTTTGTACTTTTTTGA